AACGGTAATGGCTTACAAATGCAGATGCCACAATCTCTACAATCTTGCGAGTCCAATCTTTACCCTCAAGAGCCGCCCATGCCTTATCTAATACTTCCTCTGCGCTAATGCAATCAATAATGGCCGCGCCCAACTTTATTGCGGCGACATCTGATGCGGTTGTTGCGTTTGCTGCGTTTGAAATAGTTTTCATTTTGATTCTCCTTGTAATCAGGGACAAATGTCCCTAGTGATAGAGCCATAACCGAACAGTTATGTAACCCTATTCACAATACTCATTATCCATAAGTGTATTTTAGTAGGTCTAGTTTCCTGACCCCTACTGGGTACGCATTACCCCATTTTTATGCGGCGCGGTGGCATAGGGCTGAAACAGTATTCCTTAACCACTACGCACAATTGTCTAAAATATGTATAAAACTAGACTTCGTAATCCAGCACTCTTTGTCTAAAAGTTGACATTATCAATAACACAAAAAAAGCCCCCAAGAGAACTCGGCTCAATTGGAGGCGAAGGGGGTTGGGGAACCCCGACTACAAGGAGAAACCATTGCATAATAGCATAAAATACGATATTGTAAAACTACAGCAATAACACGGGGTTACAACAACTCCGCAAAAACATGTTTGAAGACCTGGTATCTGGCACAATAAACGCGGGTAAATACATCCCGGAAATACTTGCTTCGCCAAAAGACGGCTTCACTGAAAGCCACAGAATCTCCGCTTCAGATGAACTTGATGCTAAATTTCGCACATCTCAATGGATAAAAGAGCTCGGTGGCAGCACTGAAGAAGAAGCGCTGCAAAGCATCATGCAACGGGAAGTGGGGGAAGCATTTACAGCCATGACTTCCCTTGAAGCCTCTGAAAACATCAAGAAAAACGCAGTATCTAATATCAAAACGCCGGAAGTAGTGCGTGAGTTGGTAGGCATGCTGACTGCATACAACTGGGCATTCGTAGAACAAGCCCAGGAAATCAGGAGCTACCTTGTATCAGAGCTATTAAGTGAGGTTAAAGACAATAAAGACGCCAAAATACGTTTGAAATCCATAGAATTGCTGGGAAAAGTAACTGAAATCGGCTTATTTACGGAACAAATCAAGATTGAGAAGAAAAACATGTCCGATATTGAACTGGATGAGGAGTTGAAGCAGCGATTGGCCCAGTATGCATCATTTTCCAGGCCGACGGAGGTCGTCGATGGGGAGCTAGTGCCACAAATTGCGGTAATGCAGCCCTTGGATGCAGTAGAAACACAAGAAATGCAGGTACCAGGTGCTGAATAACGCCCAAATCGACGATATTGTCTCAGGTAAAATCCCATTATCAGCCCTCAGCAGTGCTGAAAAACTCCGTATTATTGATCTTTTAGATGAAAAAACTCAGCGCCTGCAGGCTGATACAGCAAAAATAGACCTGGTACCCTTTGCCCATGCCGTTTATCCGGGCTATTCAGTGGGTGCGCACCACAAACGCATGGCTGAACTATTTAAAGCCGTGGCTGACGGTACAAAAAAACGCATAATCATTAACATAGCCCCACGGTTTGGTAAATCAGAACTCTCATCGTATTTATTCCCTGCATGGTTCCTGGGCCAGAAGCCAGACGCTAAAATCATCATGGCAACCCACACTGCGTCCCTCTCCGAAGATTTTGGGCGGCGTGTACGGAATCTTATAACCACTCCTGAGTACCAGCGCATATTCCCAGGGACGCAGTTATCCGGGGACTCTAAGAGCGCAGGGGCGTGGAACACATCCGTTGGCGGTAAGTATTATGCAGTTGGTGTAGGTGGCGCGCTGGCTGGACGCGGTGCGGATTTATTGGTAATTGACGACCCCCACGCCCTTGAAGTTAGCACATTGGTGGCCACTACTCAGGGGTTTAAAACTGTATCAGACTTGAAGGTTGGCGATTTTGTATTTGGCCCAGATGGTGTACCAACAGAGGTTCTTAGTAAGTCTATGGTTTGGGATGATAGGCCACTATATGAAGTTGCTACGAACGATGGGGAGATTATTAAGTGTGATGGCGGCCACCTGTGGAACTACCGTTCTGACACCAAACTTTTCGCACGTCACAAAAATAGCACTGCCAGGGACTTGGCTTACTGGGATAAAACTAGCCTACCGTGTATGCCACGGCACAAAGCCGTGGAGTACGCAGAACAGACACTCCCAATAGACCCCTACATATTAGGCGCATGGTTAGGAGACGGCACTTCTAGTTTGGGCAGAATGACTTCTCATCCAGACGATGCGGTGTTTATGCGGGGGCAGTTCATAGCTGCTGGATACACGACTACAACACATAAAGACTTGTATTCTTTTGGGGTACTAGGGCTACGAGCTCAACTAACAGCCCTTAATGTGCTGAATAATAAGCACATACCAGAAGCATACTTGATAGGCAGTGTAGCCCAGCGTATAGCGCTTCTACAAGGGCTAATGGACACAGACGGCACCTGCACAGAAGCGGGGCAGTGCAGCTTTCAAAACACCAACCACACACTCGCACTAGGGTTTCGTGAGCTGCTACAAAGTTTAGGCGTGAAAGCAAGAATGTGTGTTTATGAAGATAAAAGGGGGCGGCACGCATCTCGTAAACTAGACTATAGGATTAATTTTAAGCTTAAAGACTCTTTCAGAATGCCTAGAAAGAATACACGCACTTTCACCCCCACAGATAAGCAGTGCAGATCTTTTACTGTACGCATGCTGGAAGAAAAAGGTAGTGTGCAGTGTATAACGGTAGCTCGTAAAGACGGGTTGTTTCTAGTTGGCCGAGGGTATGTCGTAACGCATAACTCAGAGCAGGATGCAAGGTCAGGTACAAAAACGGTGTTCGACCAGGCGTGGATGTGGTACCAGACCGGCCCACGGCAGCGTCTTATGTGGGGCGGAGCCATTATACTCGTTATGACCCGGTGGTCGCCCATAGACCTGACAGGCAGGTTGCTGGAGTACCAGGCCAAGAATCCCGACGCAGACCAGTGGGAAGTCATTGAATTTCCAGCGATATTGCCTAGTGGGAAAAGTTTGTGGCCGGAGAAGTGGCCAGTGGAAGAACTCAACAAAACCAAGGCAACCCTGGATGCCCAGTACTGGAACGCACAGTACCAGCAGCAGCCCACCTCGGAAGAAGCGGCCATAATCAAGCGGGAGATGTGGCGGGAATGGGCGTCTGAAAAACCACCATTATGCACATTCATACTGCAGAGTTGGGATACAGCCCATGAAGCCAAGACCTCGGCGGACTATTCGGCGTGTACTACCTGGGGGTTGTTCCTGAACGAGAACGAAGGGGATACTATGCACATTATCCTGCTGGATGCATTCAAAGGCAGGTATGAGTTCCCTGAACTGAAGAAGCGCGCACTGGAGGCATACAAGGAGTGGGAACCGGATATTTGCATCATTGAAAAGAAAGCGGCAGGGGCCCCATTGATACAGGAGCTCAGGCGTGCCGGGATCCCGATTTCAGAGTATAGTCCCAGCAGGGGTAATGACAAGACCGTGCGGATAAATGCAGTAGCTGACGTATTTGCATCCGGCAAGGTGTGGGCCCCGGCGAAACGGTGGGCGCGGGATGTGATAGAGGAGATGGCTGCATACCCGCAAGGTGAGCACGATGACCTCGCGGACACCTGTACACAAGCGATACTAAGATTCAGGCAGGGCGGGTTTATTCCGCTGCCGGTAGATGAAGCAGATGAGCCCAACACATTCCGCCACAGGGCGGCATACTACTAGGATAAATCATGGCAATAACTAAACCCCTATACACAAACCCAATGCGTAAGCTAGAGCAAGAACCGGATGAGCCGGGCGTGGAGATTGAAATTGAGGATCCCGAAGCCGTAACAATAAATGCGGGCGGAGTTGAAATTCACCTGGAGAAGGGCGAGAAAGATTTTGCTGCGAACCTGGCAGAGTATCTGGATAAAGGAGAGCTCAGCACCATAGGTTCTGAGTTGCTGGAGGATATAGGCAATGATAAACGCAGTCGGGTAGAGTGGGAGAAGACATACAAGGAAGGCATCAAGTTGATGGGGCTCGGTTATGAAGAGCGTACTGAGCCGTGGGATGGGGCATGCGGGATATTCCACCCGATGATTACGGAAGCTGTTGTAAGGTTCCAGGCAGAAACAATACTGGAAACATTCCCTGCAGCGGGGCCTGTCAAGACACATATCCTGGGGGACATAACACCAGAGAAGGAAGATGCAGCAGCGCGTGTTGAAGAGGACATGAATTATATCCTCACAGAAAAGATGCCGGAGTTCCGTCCTGAGCACGAACGGATGCTGTGGAACCTGGCAACAGCAGGATCAGCGTTCAAGAAAGTCTACGAAGATGCCACACTTAACCGCCAGACGTCTGTGTTTGTTCCAGCAGAAGATGTATATCTGCCATATGGCACATCAGAGTTAACTACATGCCATCGTGTAACGCACATGATGCGCAAGACTGAGAATGAACTCAAACGCTTAATTTATTCCGGGTTTTATAAAGAGTTTGATATTGGTGAGCCTGTGCAGATGAGCACAGACACTATCCAGCGAGCAAAGGATAAAGAGTCCGGGCTTAGTGCAATAAACGATGATCGTCATACGTTGTATGAAAGTTTAGTTGATCTTGATCTGCCGGGGTTTGAAGATAAGGATAAAGGCGGGGAACCCACAGGGCTAGCGTTGCCATATGTAGTTACGATACTGGAAGATGGTGAAGTTGTAGCGATTCGCCGCAACTGGAAAGAAGGTGACAAAGATAAAATTCGCAGGCAGCACTTCGTACACTATCAGTACATTCCTGGATTCGGAGCTTATGGGTTCGGGTTGATTCATCTGGTTGGCGGGTTTGCTAAAAGCGCTACGTCATTAACGCGCCAATTGGTTGATGCAGGTACGCTGGCTAATTTGCCAGGTGGATTAAAAACTCGCGGGCTGCGTATTAAAGGTGATGACACTCCAATTTCACCGGGAGAGTTTCGTGATGTGGATGTTGGTAGTGGCACGATTAAAGACAACATCATGCCGTTGCCATATAAGGAACCAAGCGGAACGTTGTTTAATTTGCTGGGTACTATTATTGAAGAAGGGCGCTCGTTCGCATCCAGCAGCGACTCCATAATTCCAGATCTGAACAACCAGGGCCCTGTCGGATCTACTCTGGCAATTCTGGAACGGCAACTGAAAGTAATGTCTGCAGTACAGGCGCGAGTGCACTATGCATTCAAACAAGAGTTGCAGTTATTGGCCGAAATCATAAAAAATAACGCGCCGGAAGATTATGATTTCACGCCGCCTAAAGGCAAGCGGGCCAAGCAGGAAGATTACAGTGATACGAGTATTTACCCTGTATCAGATCCGAACGCTTCAACTATGGCGCAGCGCGTTGTGCAGTACCAGGCAGCTGTGCAGTTATCTACTACAGCGCCACAAATTTATGATCTGCCTCATTTGCACCGCCAGATGCTGAGTGTGCTGGGCATTAAAAACATTGATAAGATTATTCCCGATGAGGATGACGACAGCAAACCGACAGATCCAGTGACGGAGAATCTGGATGCGCTTGAGTGCAAACCACTTAAAGCGTTCGTGTTTCAGGATCACAGATCACACATCCAGGTTCACCAGATGGCTATGCAAGATCCGATGATTCAACAGTTGATCGGGCAAAATCCACAAGCTCCAGCCATACAAGCTGCGCTGCAAGCGCACATTACCCAGCATGTGGGGTTTGAATATCGGGCGCAGATGCAATTGGCCATGGGTATGAACTTACCGATGCCGGATGATGAAGTTCCTCCTGAAATGGAGATTCAGTTGTCAAAAATGCTGGCGCAGGCAGCTCCGCAAGTACTAGCACAGTCTCAACAAATGGCTGCCCAGAAGCAGGCACAGCAGAACCAGCAAGATCCGGTTATACAAGCACAGTTGCAGGACCAGAAGATTGCCATGGGCGAGTTACAGCGTAAGCAGCAGAAAGATCAACAGGACTTCCAGATTGCCCAGGAGCGTCTGCAGATAGAAAAGGCTAAAGTTGCTAGTGATGCACAACTTCGTGCCGCACAAGCCCAGGCTGATAAAGATAAGGTAGAGAAGGATTTGCAGTTTAAAGGCACGCAGATGGGCATAGATTTGTCCCACAAGAAAGCAACCCTGCAGTCCCAAGAGAAACAGACAGGAGTGCAGACAGGTGTAGATATTTCCAAGCACAAAGCTGAAATGCAGGATCGGCAGGCTGCGCGCCAGGATGCTCACAAGAAGCAGAAACACGACCACCACCACCAGGCAGCTCTGCAGATAATGCAGCATGGTCAGGATAATGAGCAGCAGAATCAAGAACACACGCATAAAGAAGGGCTTGAAATACTGCAACACGGCCAAAACGCCGAACAGCAGGCTACAGAGCATGCACACCAGGCTAGCCAGCAAGCTGCAGAGCACGCACAACAAACTGAAATACAAGCTGCTGAGCCAGAACCTGCGCCTGCCAAGGGGGATAAAGGATGAAAACAGTCATCGAAGTAGTGCAAGAACGCCTGAAAGGAGTGGAAACTGTTCACCAGGAAGAGATAATGAGAGGGGTTTTTAAGTCTTTTGATGAATACAAGTTTGCCTGCGGAATATTGCGGGGGATTGCCCTAGCACTCGATATTGTAAAAGATATCGCTAAAACCCAAGAGGAACCAGAAGATGAGTAGGATTGCGCTAATAAACCCGTTAAATGAAGCTGAAGTACTGGAAGAACCAGCAGGCGATGTTCGTTCTGATGCGGAAAAAGCCCAACAATTGCCAGAGCCAGCAGGATGGAAAATACTGTGCGCGCTGCCGGAAGTGTCTGAAAAGGTTGAAGGTTCTGATACTATAGTCCGTCCAGACCAGTATCGCAAAGAAGATGAAATTGCGACGGTGGTGCTGTTTGTAGTTAAAGTGGGCCCCACTGCCTATAAAGATCCAAAGTTTGATGGTGTGGCATGGTGTAAGGAAGGCGATTTCATCATAGTACGTACCTATTCTGGTACGCGGTTTAAGATCTGGGGGCGTGAATTCCGCATGCTTAATGATGACCAGGTAGAAGGCACAGTTCAAGATCCACGTGGATTATCACGGCACCACGTTTAATTGCCGCGCACTGAAAGGAGTTAATCATGGCTGAAGCAGCCGCAGTAAAACCAGTAGAAGTGGACGCTTTTACGTTTCCTGATGAAGCTGGCGGTAAGGTTGAGTTTTCTGTGGAAGAGGATATTCCAGCAAATATAGAGGTTGTTGATGATACGCCGCTTTATGATAAAGGCCGAAAGCCCCTTGCAAAACCAGTGGAAGATCCAACTGATGAGGAATTGCAGGCTTATAGCGCTCAGGTAAAGGAGCGAATAAGTGAGTTGACGCATGCCAGGCATGATGAGCGGCGCGCAAAAGAGCAGACCACTCGTGAAAAACTGGAGCTGGAGCGTTATGCCCAACAAATTCTTAATGAAAACAAACAGTTAAAAGAATATGTCAATAATGGGCGGCAGGCTTATGGGCAGGTAGCTGCAGCCGGAGCTCAGGCCAAACTTGATATGGCCAAGGCAAAGTATAAAAAAGCCCACGATGATTTTAATACAGATGACCTTGTGGCGGCCCAGGAAGAGATGATGGCGGCAACACTGGAGTTGACCCAGGCAAAGAACTTTAGGCCAGCCCCTTTACAAGCTGCTGAAACTCCTGTATATAATCAGCAACAGCAACCAGAATCACCCAGGATTGACGAGAAAACTGCCAAATGGCAGGCCCGCAATCCATGGTTTGGCGATACAGATATCCCAGATCATGAAGAAATGACTTCCGTGGCTCTGATAGCGCATAAGCAGTTAGTTCACTCCGGGATTGATCCCCGCTCTGACGAGTACTTCAAGAAAATTGATGCTCGCGTTCGTTCACGGTTTCCCTCATATTTCGAGGAAATCAGCCAGTCTCCAGAAACCCCCCGCAAACCAAACAGTGTTGTAGCTCCGGCTACTCGCTCTACGGCCACACGGAAAGTTGTGCTTACCAAGACACAGGTAGCTCTAGCGAAACGCTTAGGCGTCCCTCTTGAAGAGTACGCTAAACAAGTAGCTAAACAACAAGGTTAATAAGGAGCATTAAAATGGCTAGATCCGAACGAGAAATGAATACCCGTGATAAGCAAATGCGAGATGATGCGTATATACCTCCTGGCGTATTGCCAGAACCTATACCGGAACCAGGGTGGGTTTTCAGGTGGATTGCAACACACATTATGAGTAAGCCAGACAACTCTAACGTCTCCAAGAAAATGCGTGAAGGCTGGGAGCCCGTAAAGGCTGTTGACCAACCGCAGATGGAAGTTTTGGGGGATGCATCAGGCAACATCGAAATTGGTGGGCTGATGCTGTGTAAAGCGCCGGAAGAGAAAATGCTTAAACGTAATAAGTACTATGAGAAACAGGCTGAAAACCAGATTGTTTCCGTAGACAACAGTTTTATGCGAGAAAGTGACCCGCGTATGCCCCTGTTTAAGGACCGCAAAACTAAGGTAACTTTCGGAACAGGTGATAATTAACTTAGGGAGTTTTTCAAATGGCTAAAATCGCAAGT